AGTCCATCGCGGCGTACACGTCGGCTACCGATGGCATCATCGGATGTCGCCTCCCGTGAAGTGCTTGGACCTCGCGCGCTCGTAGGCGTCGCGGATGTGCGGGCGGGCCTTCGTGCGCCTGCCCGTGTCCTCGCCATAGACGAACAGCTCGTGGCCCTTCTCGACGAGGTGGGTGAGCTGCGGCGCGTTCGCGTTGGCCACGACCGCCTCCACGTGCCCCTCGACGGGCTTGTGCTTGTACGCCTTCCATCCCTTCTCGTAGTGCTCTGCCTCGCGCTCGGGGAGGTCCTCGAGCTGCGAGTAGTCGCCCAGCGCGTGGCGTAGCTCCTTGGCGCACTCGTCGGCGGCGGCGTACGCCTCCTTCGTGGCCTCCCTGAAGTTGTGGTCGACGTTCTCCTCGAACGCGTCCATCACCAGGTGGTAGAAGTCGCCGACCTGCCCGGATGAGATTGCCACGGTCAGGTCACCTCCCTCGTGCCGGATATAACGACCACGTCTGCCGCGCGGTCGACGGATTCGATGTGGTGGCGGTGGCCCTCGTACTCGAAGGCCGTGAACCGCTCGTCCCACGTGTCGGGCGGCAGCTCGAAGAGCGCCACCCGCGCGAGGTCGGTCTGGCGCGCCCCCTGCTCTGCCATCTCTGACAGCCGCAGGAGGTTCGCCTTCGTCTCGACCACATCTTCGTCCGCCTCGTGCATCACGCCCCACTCGTCGCGCGTGGCGACGGTGCGGACGAGCGTGATATCGTAGAGGAACAGCGAGCGCGTGACGGTCAGCCTCGTGTCGTAGCCGTTGGGGCTGTGCGCCACGGGGAACGGGTCGCCATACACCCGGTAGCGCTCGCCGCGGATGACCACATGGGCGTCCATGAGCTCGCGCGGGGCGGACTTCGGCCAGAGGACGGTGAGCGTGCGCTGGTCGCCCTTGTAGCGTGCCTGGTTGATGAAGCGAGTCTGCACGTCCATCACCGTCTGGTCGGAGATGTCCGCCTCGTGGACGAGGACGTGCGGGACCTCTGTCGGCTCGCCATCCGCAGGCTCGAACGTGACGGTCTCGCCCATTCGTTCGAGCAGCATGGCTAGCCTCCGTCCATGTCGGCGGGCACGTCCTGCCCGTAGGGGCTGATGACGCATGCCCGCTGCGCGCCGATGCCGAGGGCGCGGCGCTCCTGCTCCGTGAGGAACAGGTCGCCGTAGGGGTTGGCGAGCTTGACGCTGGCGCTGAACGTGTCCGCGCCCTGCGAGAGCTCGGTGGCCCCGAATGGCACGTCCGCGTCGTTGGCGCTCCCGATCGCGCGGTGCGCCACTTCGCGGCATATGCGGCGGAGGCGGAAGCTGAACGACTCGGACGGGTCGGTGTAGTCGATGACGTGCTCGTCAAGTTCGGCGCTGATGAGGTCGGTCGCCTCAAGCAGCACCTCGAGGAGCACGCCGTCGTCGGTGGCGTCGTCGGGATACCGCGCGCGGTATTCCTCGACCGAGCAGAACGCGTCCATGGCTAGCCCCCCAGAATCTCGACGAGCTGCTTCTTGGTGGCCCTGGACGGGACGGCCAGCCCGCGCTCCTTGGCTAGCGCCTTGAGTTGCGTCACCGTGAGCGCATCCAGATTGCCCTTCAGAGGCTCAGGAGACACGTTCTCAGGCGTTTTCTCGTCGCAAACGATATCTAACCCGTTTTCGACAAAGCCGCCCTCAAATAGCGCCCTCAGACGCTCTGGCGGTCCGTCGTACTCGTCGCCCGCCCGATATGCCACCCACGTGAGGCGGTCACGGAACGGCGCTATGACCTTGGCCATGCGCTATCCCTTAGACCAGCGGGGTCATGGAGCCGCGGACGATGAACTGCTCCTTCTCGGGCATGATGGTCAGGGTGCGGACCGGGTACACGCCGACGGACGCGCGGTTCGGCTCCTTGTCGTAGTCGAAGCCGATGAGTCCGTAGCCGTCGGTGCGGTAGTTGAACTCGGTGTTGTTCAGCGTCGCGTAGTCGATGCCGTAGGTCTTGACGTTGGAGACTGGGGTGGCGACGACGGTGCCGGCGGTGACGCGGTTGGTCAGGAAGACCTTGTTGACACCCAGGAAGTTCTCGAGGTAGGTCATGCCGAACAGGTCCTGCGTGGTGATGGTCGCCTCCGCGAGGTAGGCGTACACGTCGCCGCGGTTCAGGAAGTGGATGATGTCGGTGTCGTTCTCGTTGGCGGTCTCGAGGGTGTCAAGCAGCTTCTCCTCGGAGTATGCGAGGAGCTGCTGGAGGTTCCAGGAACCAGACGCGGGGGCCGAGGTGGTGGCGTCGCCGAAGAGGTTCAGCCAGTTGAAGATGTCAGCGACCGTGTCGGAGCGCAGCTGCTTGTATGCCTTGTCCACGATGCGGGTGAAGGCGTTCTGTACTCCGCCGCGCTGGATGGCCTGCGCGGTGACGGCGAAGCGGTAGGGGATGAAGTTGACCTCGCCCAGCGGCACCTTGGTCACGTCGAAGTGGCTCAGGGTGATCTCGTCACCCTCGCGGTAGGTGCGGCCGCTGGAGGTGCCGACAGGGGTGGTTGCAGCGACGTAGTAGTCCTTGAGGCTGGCCTTAGCCGGGGACTCGACGGCGGTGTAGACGCCTGCGGACTCGGTGTAGTAGGTCTTGCCAGCGACGACGTCGGTGTCGCGCGTCTTCTCGTAGTAGGTGGTTCCGGCGTCGATGGCGGTGTCCTCGAGCAGGCCGTTCACGACGTACTTGTACACGGCGGTGCCCGCGTTCACGACCTCGGGCGGGAAGATGCCGACGACCTCCTCGAAGCGGTCGTACTCGGCCTTGTAGCGTGCGATGTACTCGTCGAAGACGGCCTCGATGGTGTCCTGGGAAGTGATGAGGTTAACATCGGCCATGATGGCCTCCTAACTTATCGGTTGCTTCTGTTGCGTGCGTTGATCTCGGCGCGGATGCGGATGCGCTCCTGCGGGCTCTTCGCCTTCGCGAGCTGGTCCTCGAGCGACTCGACGGGAGCGGGCTGCTCGCCGCCGTCGCTGACGGGGCCGTACTTCGGCTGCGCGGAGATGACCCCGGCGAGGAGCTTTGCGTTTTCCTCCACGTCGCCGCCCATGCGGGAGAGCACGGACACGTCGACCTTGTACTGAGCGGCCATCTGCGTGACGGTCGCCATGCGCTGGTGCTCCGCCTGCGCCTGCTCGTACTTGGCCTTCCAGTCGGCGGCCTCGGTCTCTGCCTTGGCCCTCGCGTCGTTGGCCTTCTCGAGCTCGCTCTTGTTGGCCTCCTCGATCTCGTCGAGACGGGCGGCCTTCGCCTTGAGTTCCTCGTAGTCTGCTGGCGGCTCCGACTTCACACGAGCGACGCGCTCCTGCATCATTCGGTTCACCTGCTCCTGCGTGAACGTCTTCGGCTCTGGTCCAGACGGCTCCATGGGTGCCGTCTGTGGGGTGGTGCCCTCCGTGCTCGGAGTGTTCTCGTCGGCCATGTCGGCCTCCTATCCCGCGCCCTAGCGCGTGTCGGTGCGACCATTGACCGCTGGTCGCCTTGCGTGGGTATGAAAAAACCGCCCTCGCGGACGGTTGGTTCATCAGGAGATGCGTGTCGGAGTCGCACCGACCTACGTGGCTTTGCAGGCCACTGCCTAAACTGCTTGGCTAACGCATCGTGAAGCGGAGGGCATAGGAGTCGAACCTACGGGGCGCTCTTCACGCCCGGCTGCTTTCGGGGCAGTTCCGCACGCCGTCTGCGGGTACCCTCCATATGGCAGGCCATGAGCGAATCGAACACTCGTGAGCGGTTTTGGAGACCGCCGCTCTGCCACTGAGCTAATGGCCTGTGGTTGGGGATGAGGGAGTCGAACCCTCGTCGGTCGGTTATAAGCTGACTGCACTATCCACTGTGCTAATCCCCTGAGACTGAGGACGTTGGCATGGCATCCTCGCATACGTCGATTCATGGCTCGGCGATGGGCCGTCCCCCATGCGGGAGTGTTGTCTTGGTGGCGGGGGAGGGATTCGAACCCTCGGCCTCCGGCGTTATGGGGCCCGGCGAGCTGCCACTGCTCCACCCCGCT